TATTGGGACAACACGAACAAGAGGTTCACAACCGATACCACAGGCATTTTCGCCGGCGTGGTGACAAACGCCAAGGATAGCAACGGCGTGATCTGGTTCGTCCTGTGGCCTGAGTTCGTCAACGAGACCGCGCTCCAGGTGATCGGTGATCTCAATGATCTCAATACTACCGACAACCAGACCCTTGTGGATGCCATCAACGAGGTTGCCGAGACCGCAGCGGGGATTGGCGACTTGCAGGACCTGACCACCACAGCGAAGACCAATGTGGTTGGCGCTATCAATGAGGTTGCCGGAAGAGTGGCTGCCAATGTCACCTGCTCCGACACTGCCGACACTGACGCCATCAGGACCGCGCTTATCGGGCTTCTCGAAGCTCTTAAAGATGCAGGCCTGATGGCCAGCGGCGAGTAAGCGAAAAACCCTAAGAACGGAGGAGAAAGCACATGGCTGTTAAGGTCATCAGCATTGAGACCCTGAAGGATGCAAAACGCCAAGGCACTTTCGAACAGAAGGTGCCTTTTACGTTGAACCACAGGGAGTACGCCGCCATCAAGCGCATCGTGAACGGTGAGATGGAGGTCTTCTCCTTCAACCGTCCGCTGGGTGAGATGATCACCACCGACGCGGTGCGAAAGGAGCTCATGGAGAAGGTCGTACTCGATGTGGAGCTTGGCCGTGAGGCCACCCCAGTCCTCTTCACGCCCATTTACGAGCGCCTGGAAGACAGCAACTTCCCCGAGGTCTTTGAGGCCAAATGGGCGCAGCGGGGTGTCGTGGTGTTCGCTGAGCACATTGAAGGCCAGGAAGTCCGCTTCGGGCACCTGCAAGCCGAACAAGGCCCGATCGCCCGCATCGTCACCTATGCGGCGGGTATCGAGTACACCGAGGACATGGTTGAGTACAACAGAACATTCGATATGGAGGAGATCAACCGTGCCTTTGGCGAGGCCTACAATGCTCTGCTGAACCACCTGCATCTCGGTCCCATCATCACCTACAGCTACGCCAAGGCCAACAAGACCGATCCGGTGCTTGTGGATGTTGAGGGCAATCCTGCCACATCCGACTACCACAAACTCCTCAGCCTCCGCGAGACCCTAAAGCAGGGATTGGCTGATGCCAGGAAGGAGAAGCGCCCTGGTACCATCCTGCTCGTAGCTGGCGAGCGCCTGGAGCATGTTCAGGAAGCCCTCGGTAGCTTCTACGTCCGCGGCACCGACTATCCTCCGCTGTCGGGCATTGAGCAAATCATTGCCTATGACGGCTGGGAAGCCGAGGTGGGGAAGAAGAAGGTCACTTACAACGGCGTCGCGAACGACAAGGCATACTTGATCCGCCCGAAGCGCGGGTTCAAGGAGCTCATCAAGCACGATCTCCGAATCGATGCGACCATGCCTGATCTCTCTCGCTTGATCGAGGCTCAGATCGTGGGCCGTGCACGCCGCGGCGTGTTCGCAGCTCTGCCCGAGAACGTCCAGGAGATCACGCTGCCTGACTTCTAGGCGGTGAACTCATGAGATGCATTGATTGTGCGCATTATCCCTGGGTCCCGACAGCGGATCCAGGGATGATGCCTCCCATGAGGTGCCATCCAGAGCTGGAGGCCAGGCGTTGGACGGAGGAGAGCAAGAAGCTGGATCTCCGCTGTCCTCACTTCGCCGGCATAGGGGAAGACCCCGGCCAGAGCGAAGTGGCGGTGATGGAGACTCCCTCGGGGGATAACGCCGGCGCAAGCGGCTTTGTCAGCCCAGACGATTTCACGGCTAAACAGCTGAGAGCTATGGCCGATGAGTACGGTATCAAGTACAAGGCCAGTGCCACCAAGAAAGAACTGGCAAGGTTGATCAATGACCATTTGAAGGGGTGATAACATGACCCCAACACAAGAGGCGATCGTGAAGCTCAGGCTGTACCTGGACGAGAAGATCCCGCCAGGCGGCAGTCAAGATGACACCCGCTTCTCCGACACCGAGCTTGAGGTGTTGCTTGATGACTCTGAAACCATCTACGGAGCGGCATCGCTTGGTTGGAGCATCAAGGCAGCCATGATCCAGAAAGAGATGGGCGATATCGAGGAGACCCGGACGGGCCAGGAAACGTATCGCTACGTCCAACTGAAGGATCGGCTTGCCCATGCACAGACGATGGCTGAGGACTTCCAGCGACGTGAGCAGGAAGAGCTCGGGAAGAAAAAGACGGGCAGCTGCATCCTGCGCATAGCCGCTCCAGAGGTGCTGTAACATGGACCTTCAGAAGCGAAGAGAACTCACTCTGAAGGCCATAGCCATCAACCCATGCGAGATCGTCCTTACAAGGCGCCAGCGGGTTGATGATGGTGCAGGCGGATGGACGGATGAAGACACACAGTTGATCCCCCAGACTTTCCGGCTCTTCCTCGGAAACAGTTCCTCCAAAGAGATCGTGAAGGACGGCGGGACACTCCAGGTGAACAACCGAGAGATGCTTTGCCCATGGGATGCAGATGTGCAGGCCGGCGACACCTTTGAGTTTGGCAGGGTCCACCACCGAGTGGCAGTGGTGAACCCCGTTCGCTATCTGGGCGAGATCGTCTCGTATCAGTGCGTTGTGGAGGAGGTGGTGTGATTGCCCGGGGCAGATCAAGTGAACCGAAATCTCATGGCTTTGGCCGACAGGCAAAAGGCGGCGCTGCTTGCTTTGAGCGAACAGTATGCGGCCAGAATGGAAGCCTATGCGAAAGCCAACAAGAGGTGGCAGGACAGGACCGGGAACGCCCGCCAGGGCCTCTTTGGATACTCCATCATGCGGGACCAGTCCTTGATCACTCGTGTCGCCCATACCGTGGACTACGGCGTGTACTTGGAACTCGCCAACCAAGGGCGATTCGCCATCCTCCTGCCCACGGTCAGGCGTTTCGTGGCTGACTACCTGGAAGATGCCAAAAGGGTGATGTCCGGATGAGGGCAGCCCTCTATCAATACCTGGTTCAAAACTGCGAGTCCATCACGTCTTGGTATCAATCGGGTGCCCCCAATAAGGACACTAAGAAGCCCTACGGTGTCATCAAGCTTGGCGAAGAAATGAGAGCCCCTTTGAGCAATAGGGGGTTCTTTCGCGAGTTGACCATCTGGCCTTACTTCGCCCCCGGCAGCTTCGTTGCGGTCGACAAGGCCGTGGCGGAGATAAAGCAGTTGTTGTCAGGCGCCATCCTGACAACGAGCGAAGGTCACATGTTTGAGATTGAGTGGGTTCACACAGGTCAGGACTTCCAGGACCCTGACCTAAACGCCATAACTCGCATGGTCGAGTTCAGAATCCCATGCGTTGGGAAGTAATGAGAAAGGAGCTGAGAAGATAGATGGACATCCTTTACGGCTGCAAATTGATGATCGTCAAAGAGATTGATCCTTCGACAGGGCTAGAAAAGACGGAGGACGGTAAGTCCGCTCGCTTCGAGACTCCGCAGCAGTGCGGCATCAACCACCAGTGGATTGAGGGCCAGCGCACAGAGTTGCGAGGTGGGGACCGCTTGCTCAGTACTGTCGAAGAGCCGGCCTCCCTGATCGGAGTCGAGCTTTCCTTTACGAATGCCACCCTGCCCGGAGAAGCCCTCGCACTCTTGGCCGGAGGTACCTACGAGAATAACAAATACAGCGCTCCGAGGCTTGGAGAAGAGCCCAGTCCCGTGATCGTCGAGCTGTATGTCGCCAAGTATGCAGAGGGCAACAACGACACGAGCGGCATCACTGGGTACCGCAAGTGGACCTTCTGGAATGCCACAGGCCGCGTGCCCAACTACACCGCTCAGGACCGCAACTTCATCACACCGCAGTTCACTATCCGTGTGAAAGAGAACGTCAAGGCCGAGAAGCCTGTCTATGAATGGGAAGACGTCACTAGTCTGCCGTCGGCCAGCAGCGAGGAGGAAGAGGAGCAGCAAGTAGAAGGCTAAAATCTACTACCGCCGAATCGTGGCGGGAGAAATGACGCTTAACCCCCTTGGTGGAGGCTGCTCGCCTGAGAGCAGCCTCCTTACATTTGGCCCGGTGAAAGAGGTGAGAACGTGCAG